AGGCTTGCCTGCTAATACTACGGCTGCAGTGGGAGAAGTGTTTATCGCCAAAGGGCCAGTAAGCGGCACTGGTAAGGTTCGCGCTGGTGGCTTTCCTAATACGGCTCCTGATATTTTTGTTGACACACTGTTGGATGCAAATGATGGCATTGGCAAATATGCTGGTGACCTCTTCTCCATTGACCTAGAACAACTTGCGCGAAGCAAAAAGTTTTGTGAAAAGAACCAATTGTTCATGGATGGCGTGATTGCTGAACCCACTTCTTGGCGGCAATTTTGGTCTGAAACTGCCGGCTTTAGCTTGCTTGAGCTTACCAAGCAGGATGGCAAAGAATCACTTGTTCCAGCCGTTCCTTATAACAAGCGCACTGGATCAATTGAGAGAAGCTTGCAAATTAGCGCATTGTTTAATCCTGGCAATATCTTGGAAGATAGCTATAAAGAAGAATTTATAGACTACGGAGTGGGGGCGGAAGATGTTATTGTCACCGTGGTATATCGTGACAACGAAAGCGAAGGTGCATTTCCGCGCAACAATAGCGTAGATGTGATGTTGGGGGACACTCAGGAGGAAAACACTTTCAGAGAAACCATTGACACTTCTACTTTCGTGACTAATCGTAACCAAGCTATTTTGCTAGGCAAATACCTTTGTCAAGTGCGGCGTCATTCTCGTCGCGCCATTGAATTCAAAACTTTCCCCACGGACAGTTTTGTTGCACCAGGATCCTATGTTTATGTGGAATTTGCTCAGAATCAATGGAACCGCATTAAAACAGGCATTATTGGCGAAGGAGGCAAGTTGAATTTGCCTTTTGGAGAAACTATCAAAGACGGTTCTTACCAAATGCTGATTTATAATCCCACGGCAATTGAAGGTAAAGCCGTTTCCACTGAAGTGAATGTTCAATGCGAAGAAAGAAGTTCTAAGAAAACTATTTACAAAGAAGCGCAAGAGATCACGGCCAGTTCGTCTGTGGCCTTGCGCAAATTTAAGGACCATGTGTTTGTGCTTGGTAAAGTAAGAAGAAATAAGCGAGTGTTTCGCATCACGGAAGTGTCAATGGATGAGGAGGGCGAAGTGACCATTAAGGCAGTGGAGCACGGCACCGATCCTGATAGCGGTTTGTCTTACATTTCTGAAGGGCTTGGGGAATTTGTCCCAGGGCTATTCCTTATTGATGGAAACCTGGAAAAGCCGCCAGAACAACAGTAGTCTGTCTTCGTTAAAATGCTTAGAATAAAGACAAACGCTTTCTCGCAATGATTTACACTGGCAATAATGGGCGCATTTACATTGCTCGCTCTGTGGCTGCTGGCTTGCAAGGTACGTTCACTGCTAATATAAGCGAAGGGCAGCGAGTGGTCAAAAACGATACTTATATTGTGCGCACCATCAATGGCGATGGTCGTGGCGCAAGAGTGAGGGCTGAATCTAGCATTTCTCGCACTGATTCTTCTAGGAGTTGCGTGTTTACCGTGGTTCGAGGAGGCTCAGGGTATCAAGTGGGAGACGTGGTGCGCTTTGCTTATCAAGATGGCTCAAACATCATTGATGTGACAGGCACTCGCACCATTTCATCTACTACCACTAGAGGCGTGGATAGCGAAAGAGAAATTTTGGACGATCAATATCGCATTGCAAAAATTCGTAGCTGGTCCTTGACAAGCAATAGCGAAGTGGTGGAAACTACTGCTCTTGGTGATACCAACAAAAGCTTTAGCCCGTCCATCACCTCGGGAGAAGGTAGTGCCACTCTCATGTTCTATGAGGATGACATTGCCAACAGGGGCTTGGACAGGCAGAAGGACACTTTTGAGCTGATTGATTTGCTCTTTCCGCAAGACACTCCTCCTCGCGTGATTCTGAACCTGGCTATAGATGGCTCCACTTCTGGATCATCTGGACAGGTGGGTGGTAATGCTTTGTGGAAGACTAATTTTCTTTTTAATGCTTATATTACTAGCTCTAGCATTGGCGCGAGCTATGGGGAAGTGGTCACTATTGACACTTCATTCACCGTAGATGGCGCAATGCTAGACGTGCCTTATAAGCCAGGCGTTGTGCTTCTGTGACAGTATTCGCGGGCCACTATGGAAGCATTGAGCTTAAAAGGATTGGCGGCCCTTTCAAGCTTGATCTAGAAATTCGGGCTCAAGATATTAGCTCTAGTCGTAAGCGTTTTGCCTTCTCCACAAAAGAAGGCGAAGACATTCCATGGGCAACAATCACCACTGGCGATAGAGTGCGCATTGCAACCACTGATAATCGCGGACTGCCATTTCGCTTTTTTACTAATGCTGCCAATTCTCAATACATTGATGATCCAGGGGCCTCCGTTGGGCCGCTGGAATTTTTTGCCAATGTAGACACAATGGGTGCCATTCGCATGTATAGAAATTTTGCGGATGCCATTGCCAATCCCAACGCACGTTATCTAGCTGTTCCGCTGAGTAAAACAGCAGGCGATGCACCATGGCCAGTAACAGTTACGCTGCTTCCTGGTGCTTATAACACTCTCGGCAGAGTGGAAGGCTTCACTATTTCCACGGATAGAGAAAGCATTGACATTACTTCTCTGGGAGATCGCTATCGAGGGGTGTCAGCCAGTGCCATTAGTGGTAGCGGCACTGTTGACTGCTTGTTTGAATTTAAGAATGTCACGGGCAAAGAAATTCCCGCTGCTTTGGCTGATCTCATTCAAAAAGTAGAAATTGGCAGTCAGTTCGAAGGAAAGTTCTATTTACTTGCTCCATCGTCCAATCCACCAAGGGGCTACACAGCCATTGAAAGTGCCTATTATCAAGTGAGGGCAATGATTACCAAGTCTGCTTTAACAGTGCAAAGTGATGCCATTGTGGAATGTAGCTTTGATTTTGTCACCACTGGTCAATTCCTTTTCAAAACTGGTGATAGCCCTGTTGAAATTACCACTGAAGCCGACGTTAACATTGGTAATGAAAGCACTTTAGACGAACTAGGCACCCTGCTGGAGATTAACTAATTATGACCGTTCGCATTTCTGAACTTAACGAACTTTCCGTTGATCTCTCACAGTCAGACGTGCTGCCTATTGTTGACATTAGCGCAGCCGAGACTAAGAAAATAGAAATAGGGAGTTTGCTAGAAGTGGGCATTAGTGGTGCCCCTAGCAGCTTCATTGATTTAATCAAGCTTAATCAATCCTCCACGACAAAGCTTGCTGCCACGGCATTTGCTGATACGGGCGTTGCTTCAGGAGTATATGGAGGAGCAGATACTGTTGCACAGTTCGTCGTCAATGCGAAGGGGCTAATCACCAGCGCTTCTGGCGTTCCCATTGCCATTGATGCAAGTGGAGTGACTGGCTTGGCTCCAGTGGCCACTAGTGGCACCTATGCAAGCCTTAGCGGGCTTCCGACGCTTGGCACGTTGTCTTCCCAGGATGCAGGCAGTGTGGCCATCTCTGGCGGCACGGTGAGCGGAGTGGTGCTGGTTACTGGCGATGTAACGATTAGCGGCGGTACTATTTCTGGCATCACTGACATTGCCATTGAAGACGGCGGCACTGGGGCTTCTACGGCTTCAGGGGCAAGAACAAATCTTGGCCTTGTTATTGGCACGAATGTTCAAGCTTACAGCGCCGTCCTTTCAGGAGTAGCAGGGCAGTTTGACGAAGCCGACGAAGTTATTTATGCAAGTGCATCAGGCGTAGTTGCTTCCACGCCTTTCACTGCTTTTGCTCGTTCAATTGCTTCTGGAACCACTGCTGCTGAAGTGAGGGCCACGCTTGGACTGGGAACGCTTGCCACGCAAGATGCAAGCAGCCTTGTCATTTCTGGGGGCACCATTTCAGGCATCACTGATCTTGCTATTACAGAAGGCGGCACAGGAGCTTCCACTGCAGCAGACGCTCGCACTAATCTTGGCCTAGCCATTGGCACGGACGTGCAAGCTTATGATGCTGGCCTCTTGTCCATTGCTGGTCTAACAACTGCCGCAGATCAGCTTCTCTATTTAACGGGCGCCGACACTTATGCCACGTCTCCACTGCCCTCCTATTCAAGAGATCTTTTGGCAAGCGGCAATAGCGCGTCTGATGCCCGCACTGTTCTTGGCCTTGGCACTTTGTCTACTAAAAGCACAGTGTCCTCTGGGGACATTAGTGCTGCAGTGGTATCAGGCGCCAATATTTTGCCTGGTTCGCTCACTTTTGATAACTATGGGACTGGTAGTGTCGTTGAAGCGGCTCTTGCTGATAGTGCCGTCACCGCAGATAAAATTGCCATAAGCGGTGTTACGGCAAGCAAACTAGCGGACAATTCTTCCACCATTGTTGCTCTTGGTGCGCCCATAGACGCTGGTGCATTTATTGGTCAACAATATCAAGACACAGCCACTGATTTTGTCTATGTATGGGACGGTGATTCTTGGGAGCGCATTGCTGCCTTGTCAACAATTGATTTTGTTGATTCCACTCCCATTACTTTTGCCGTTTCTTATCCAGATAATTATTCAGCTACTGTCACCACCACTCTTGAAGATCAAACTGCCAATAATTTCTTTGCTGGACCAGCATCAGGCAATGCTTCTGCGCCTGCATTCCGTGCCATTGATCCCTCCGACCTGCCTGTTGCCACTGATGTCACAGTAGGAGCAGTAGGGCCTGGCACAGGCTTAGCCGTTGATGGCGCTGGTACGCTCAACCATAGCAATTCAGCAATTGCTGGCTCGTATGCAGGAGCTGTGACCATTGATGCACAAGGGCACATTGTTAGTGCCGTGGAAACTTTGCAAGCTTCTGACATTCCCGACTTAGATGCAGGTAAAATTACTTCTGGTGCATTTAATCCAGCCTTAATTGCGCCTAATAGTATTACTGCTTCTCAACTTGACGATAATAGCATTGCTCAAATTAGCGAAAGCGCCCCCGTTCCTGAGTTTTCGGGACAATGGTGGGTCAATCCTAATGATCGCGCTGCTTATATATGGGTGGGAACAGTAAGTCCAACGATTAACGGTTATTGGCTAAATCTTGGCTATGGCTCTCCCACGCAAATTAACTTGCGTTTTGGTGGCACTTACAACGCGTCTGGCAATACCGTTGAAAGCATCAACAACTATGGCATTGAAGCGGGACTGACTATTGGCCAAGGACTATCATCGCCCAATACTAGTAATAATGGCGTTTATTTAATTGTTACGGCCAGTGGCACAGGTACGGCTCCTGCTCCAACAGAGCCTCTTGCCATTGGCAACTGGGTGTTGTCTGAAGGCATTGGCGCATCTTGGACAAAAATTAGCTTGTCTAGTGCAGTGGCGGGCGTTAGTGATCAAGACGTGCTCGTGGCAGGCGCTTCCCTTGTTCCCGCAGCTTCTGGCATTGCTTCTCAAGAGGATTTTAATGAAAACGTATGGCCAAAGGTGCAAATTGCTAATGATACCACAGCGGGCATTGTTCGTGCATCCACGGAAATAGTGGTGGCATCAGGCACTGGCATTATGAGCATTGGCACCGTAGACGATGGATCCTACTAATGGCAACGGGGGAGAATAAATGGCTCATCAAGCACAGCGTTTTGTCTATGCAGGAAAGGAAATTCCTCCTTACGGCGACGAAGGACAAATCTTAGTCAAGACGGCAAAAGCCTTTTATTACACGGCATGGGACAACGTTGACCATATTTTGAACTCTTCCAATGGTGTGATAGATGAAGGCGAGTATTATTAGCCTTAGAATGTGACAAGTTAATCGCTCCTCTTGATGAGCTGAGCACTTAGGAATTCTTCTCCATGGCATCCACTGTTAAGCATCTTCGTTCGTCCACTGCAAATAAGCGCCCCACTGCTTCTGGACTGGCAGATGGACAATTAGGCATCAACACTGCTTCTGGCACTCCAGGCGTATTTTTCAAGGATAGTGCTGGCACTGTTGTAAAAGTGGGTCCTGCCCATGTGGGGGCAAGTGCTCCAAATGTGTCGCCAGCAGGAAGCGCTGGCAATTCACGAGGAGAGCTATGGGTGAATAATAGTACGACTATTCACGGGCTGAATTACTATACGGGCTCTGCATTTGTCAACCTTACGCCCTCTGGAACTACTACTGTTGCTGGCTTAGTTGAGCTTGCCACTAATGCAGAAACACAAACTGGCACTGACACGGTTCGCGCCGTCACGCCGTCTGGCTTGCAAAGCAAAATTAGCGATTCCACTTCTACCACTAGTTCCACCACCATTGCTTCTGCTACTGCCGTAAAGGCGGCTTATGACCTTGCCGATGCGGCATTGCCCAAAAGCGGAGGAAGAGTCACTGGAGCGCTGGAGATTGGCCCTGCAGGAAGTTTAGTCTTTGAAGGAAGCAGCGACAATAGCTTTGAAACCACACTGGCAGTAGTTGATCCTACTGCTGATCGCACTATCACTTTTCCCAACGTAACTGGGAACGTTGTTACTACTGGCGACAGTGGCACTGTTACGAGCGCGATGATTGCTAATGGCACCATCGTCAATGCCGACATCAGCGCAAGTGCTGAAATCGCAGTCAGCAAGTTAGCCGATGGAGCTGCACGACAACTGCTGCAAACTGACGCGGCAGGTACTGGTGTTGAATGGACTGACAACGTAGGTATTCCTGGTACCCTAGACGTAACTGGCGCAACAGTTCTAAGCGGTCGCGTCGGCATTGGCACCACTGACACTGGCGCTCTTGTCAATATCAGCGCCAATACCGCAGAAGATGCTTTGCGTGTCACGCAAACTGGCGCGGGTAACGCTCTTGTGGTTGAAGACAGTGCCAACCCTGACGGCACTCCTTTTGTAATTGATGCAAATGGCCGCGTGGTTCAAGGACACACAACTGCCCTGTCGCTAAACGGCACTGGTGGCACTCCTGTCCAGCAGATACATGCTGCTACGTCCAATCTCTTCGCTGGTGCTTGCTACTCTGCAGTCAACTGGGGTGACACCGTCGCTCCTGCTGGTATTTTTATAGCTAGAGGCCGCTCCGGCGCTATTGGCACCTACACGATTGTTCCAAGCGGTCAAAACCTAGGCGAGCTTCGTTTTGCAGGTGCTGATGGCGTTGAGTTTCAAAACGCGGCGGTAATTGGCGTTCAAGTGGATGGCACCCCCAGTGCTGGCATTGTGCCAGGAAGCATTACTTTCGAAACTGCCAACAGTTCTGGAACATTGACGGAGCGGATGCGTATTGATAGCTCGGGCAACGTGGGCATTAACACTACTGATCCAACTGGTGGTGGCGCTTTACCTGGTGCTGGAAAAGTTGTAACAATAGAAGGCGATTTGGCCACTGGTTCACGGTGTTTAGCACTTGCGGGTGACACCGGAGGTGGCGATCTTCCGTTTCAAGTGGTAGCTAGAGGTGATTATGCAACGCAAAAATTTGTCATTTATGGCGATGGTTCCGTTGAGAATACCAACGGCTCTATTGGTACGCTTTCTGACATCCGACTAAAGACCAATATCGCGCCAGCAAGTTCACAATGGGCAGACATAAAAGACATTGAAGTTGTTAATTATGACATGCAAGGCGAAGATCGTAGAATGCTTGGCGTGGTTGCTCAGCAAGTGGAAACCGTGTCCCCTGGCTTGGTCGTCGATAGACCAAAATACAACGAGCAGGGAGAGGAGACGGATTCGATCAAAGGTGTTCGATTAAGCATCTTATACATGAAAGCAGTGAAGGCCCTTCAGGAAGCAATGGAACGCATTGAAATTCTTGAGACTAAAGTGGCAGCACTTGAAGCACCGTAGCCTCGTCTCGAACGAATTGTCGCATGGTAGCTCGCGCCAACACTAAACAATCTGGTATATTTCTGTTTTAAGAAAAACCAAATGGCGGTAAAAAGTAAAGGCGGCAGTGCAGCGTTAAAGCGCGAACACACACCAGGAGCCCCGAAGTTAACCAAGCAAGGCAATGGAAAAAGAAGCAAGCCTAGTCATGGCCGCAAGCTTTTGAGAGGGCAGGGAAAAGGCTAGTTGACGCTTAGCCCGTGAGCAGCTACCCTACGAAAGCCTCGCTTTCTTTCCATGGCTTTTGTCAATACTATTTCCTTTTCCCATCGCTTCTCTGACGAGCAGCCAATTGGCGGTTATTGTTCCTACCAAGAAATCAATCACACTTGTAGCAATGATGATGCCATGGCAGTAGTACGAGCGTTCTATCAATTTATGATGGCTTGTGGCTATGCCCCGTCTAATGCCGTTGATGCAATGACCACCATTGCTGACGAATATGGCACTGCTTATTGCTACGATAGAAAGAAAGAAGAATAGAAACAGTGCCTGATCCTGGACGCTATGACATAACGATTCACC